ACCTATGTCCACACCTTTATCTATATCGGCTAGTGTAAACAGTCCTAGACCTTGTATCTTGCTAGGTTGTATTGTTAGATAGTCAGGCAGAGGTTTGTAAGTCATTCTTTAAGATCAAAGTCTTCATCAGGATCTAAGTGTTTGTTTAGCATGACACCCATAACCATGTCTTGAAACTCTTTGCTACCTACTTTGTAACCTTTACCATCGAATGGATTATTCTTCTTCGTACCAAACTTCGTCATCTGCTATCTCCTCCTTGACTTCGACCTTTAAACCTTTAGGTACTTTTTTTAAATCAACGTCTACAAACTCTCCGCTATCTGTTAATTTAATTATGACCTGCATTAGAAAGGTATCTCTCCTTCTTCTACATCATCTATATCTTTAGCAACTGCAACTTTTGGCATAAACCATTCTTCAGGTGCTTGTTTTTCTGCGTTAAAACTTTCCATGTAATAGATACGTGGGTTGCCATTATCACATTCTCTGTTCTTACACTTCCAATCAGGATAAGTCTCTTTAATTTTACCGCTTAATTTATCTTCTCTGTTGTCCCATAGCTCACTCTTACATGACAAACATTGTGGTACAACTGAACCCTGTGTAACAAATTTCTTTTCTTGTACCTCTACACCTAGTGCTTCAAGTGCTTCCTCTGTAGATTTATTTTCTAAGTCAGTAACTGCACCCTGTGTCTTTTTCTGTACAGATTGTGGAGGAGTATAGCTATTGCTATTGCTAGTTTTAGCTACACTCTTGGTAACTTGTTGGGTAGATGGTTGTCCCGCATTACCCTTCAAGTTCTCCACCTTCTGCATTTCTGTGACTGATGGTCTTGCTTTTGCTGTATAGCCGAACCAGTTTGCAAGCCCACGTCCTATTGCAGATGTCTCTGCATTTTCAATCCATGATGTTTGATTAGCACCTTTAGGACCTTGTTGGTCTTGTGCAATACCTGTTGCTACAGGATTTATGTCTTCTACATCTTTATAAATCATTGCTCTAACCACAATACTTTGATGGTCATCTGATATAGATAGGTGTTCTGTATACACTCTACCATTGGGATTGTTCTCCCAAAACTTTGCTAGTCTATCTTCTACTTGATCGTATTCGTCTTGCCAACCCATCGGTTACTCCTCTATTAGTTCGGTTATTTCTTCAGTAGTATATTCTACCCATACTTTTGTTTGTTTGCCAACATTATATTTTTTTAATATATTTGTGACACTTTGTTCCATAGTGTTATATATTAGATCAAAAACTTCTTCTGCTTCTGTAATAGTTTTAGCAGTAACTTTATACTCACGCTTACTTGTATCTGTAAACAACAGTTTTACTTGCCTGCGTTCAGGATTTAATTTTGCCATATCTATCTTCTTTAAGTTGTGTTCTAGTAAGTTTATTGTAGGAGGAGTGTGTGACACTATTCTTCTTCGCCTACTTTATCTACATCTTTTAATTCTATCTCTCCATTAGCCAACTTGATAGCTTGTAACATCTGTTCATTATAATCTTCTACAAATTGTGTAGCTAGTTGGTTAACTTTAAGTGGATTGTGAGTGTTAAGTTTAAGTGATGTCCATGATACTTCTTGACCACCGCATGCGTTAGCCATAGCGATAGCCCACTTCTTCATTTCCTTCTTTTCTGTAAAAATGTTTGGCACGTCTTAGTCTCCTCCGCGTTCGCCGCGTACAAACACATAGTGAATAACATTATTCCAATTCTCAAACTCGTATATGTATAGATCGTTAGCTTTCAGATACTTTTGTAGCTGTACCGTACTATCTATATATACAGGTTTACCATTTCTTGCAACGATAAAACCTTTGCCAGTTTTTGCAACTGACTGTTTAAGTTCGGATAACATAAAGTCATCACTTGTCAGTATATCAGTCATTATACCTCCCATTATAATTGTAGTACATAATTACAGGATAATAGAAAATTTCTTATTTAGCAACGACAAACCCAAAAATGAATTAAAAGGTTTGCCGTCAAGGACAAGGGTAAAGGAGGAAACCCCATGTCAATGAAATATAAGTTGACATTAATTATAGCACACGGTATATTGGTCTAGTAGATAACACTTCGATGTTGTCTCCTTCCCAATTAAAAGAGACCACTCCTGCGAGGGTGGTCTTTTTTTTACTTGCTTTTAATTTGATCTGAGTTATATTGGAGTATCTTATTTAATACTGCCATATTCTATGAGATGTAAAAAGCGGGAGTTTTATCTCCCGTTTTTTTATACTATCTCTAAATTATTATGACCATTCTTATTGACAACCATAGTCACGACACCTTGCCTAGTTTTCTTACCTGCTTGCTGTTCAAAGTAAGTACTCTCATCTAAGCTAGGTACCTGTATCCAGGTGCGTGGATCATGCACTTGTCTAAAATGATGGTAATGTCCTGTCACTAATATAGACGATGATCCTGAATGAAACCCACCAAACGTTTGGTTCTTCCACCAGTTCATAACCTTTGTCTCTACTGTCCCGCCGAAACCCGTAAGATGTCCATGAGTAAAGCTCATGTTCGTTCCACATACGTTTAGCGATAAGTGAGGTTCATCAGGTATGACAAACTTTATATGGTCGTATTGTGGTTTGTCAGCAAAGATTTCTCCTATTTGTTCAAAGACTTCTATGTCATAGTTGTCCATCTCTCCTGTCGGTGCTAAGTTCTTTGCAATTCTTTTAGTTCCATGATTACCTGGAACTGCACCTACTACTACCACATCAAAGTCTTTAGACCATTCGACTAATGCTTTAGCAATAAGTCTTCTAGCTAACTTCATTTGATTTCTATAGTCTAGCTCTACGCCATTAGGTCCCATTGCTTGTGGGTAAAATCCTACGCACCCTTCGACGATATCCCCTAATCCTACAACAGTAAGTTGATCCATCTCTACTCCTGCTGCACGTAAGAAGTTATACCTATCTCGTACTGTGTCTATTTTTTCTAAGAATCTTTTGACAATAGCTTCAGTACCTCCGCCATCTCGTTTGCCTAACTGTAAATCTGCAACCGCTACAAAAAAACTAGCTTTAGTTTTCTTTACTTTAGGTTTAGCTTTACGCTTGTAAGACTGTATCCATTTCTCTATTTTTGTATAGTCTTCTTGATCTATAGTTGCTTCAGTAGCAACGATCTGTGCTTTATATGCCCATGCTTGATGTATGTCTCCCTTACCGACATTCATATCCCACGTGCTTACACGCAATGTGTCATTAACTATTGCATATTTTTTAGGATCGAATCCCCACTCTTGTAATAAAGTATCAAATTCAGGAGTTGAACTACTCATAGCCCTTGATGTTATGGTTCCAGTTTTAGTTTTATAATCAAACTTAACGCCTGGTTCCCATCCATTAGGGTGCGTAGCTGCCTCCTTTACGTCATTGTGTGCTACGTCCTGTTGGGTTTTGGTAAGTTTATTTACCTGCGAGTTGTTTTTTTGCATACTCTTTTAACACTACTATTACGGCACCGCCACCTGCAATTGCTGCAGCTTCAAGTGTTGTAATTTCTAGGTCTAATGCAGGACCAACCAACAAAGCAGAACCGAATGCTTCGATGAATGTCCATACAACTTTTTCAACAAGTTGTTTGAGTTCGTCACTCATATTACTCCAATCTATATAATAGGTTTTCCCTTTAGCTTAGTGTCAATGCGTGTCACTTTTTCGTGAATAGCATGCAACATTTTACTATCGGAACTTTGTTGTGGTGCTGCTGCACCATCAAGATTGATTTTGCTGACCTCTAATTGTACTGGTTTACCTTGTAGTAGTACCGCTGCCACCTTTTTGTACATACGTTCATACGCATTACGTGACTGTCCAATCATACCGTCTTTACCTAAGTCAAGATCTTGTTGAGTATTTCCTGTAAGTATACAACCCGAAGTATGCTCATCGGTGTTGCCTGAATGAATTAGAATGTATTTAAAGTCGGGTATATCTTGTAGTTCAAGCATACCGTAGTGTGCATTCTTATAACGTGCGCTGTATTTAGTGTGAAATCCACCAACTTTTCTAAATTTAATTTGATATGTACCTTCAGGTATGCAAGTTTCGTGCATAACTTTGACTGCTTGATACTGATCTTCAAGCGTATAGCATTCAAACTTACCGTCAATGAACATCATTCCATTGGTAGCGTCAATGCCAAACTGTGTTCTTACAACTTGTATCTTCATTTAGACTCCCTGTTTATCTTAGTATAGTCTAAACAATCAGGATTTGTACAGTATAATTTATAGGGATTTACCTGTACTTCAAGTGGTTGTCCGCATTTCGGACAAGATACTTTCAAAATATATTATCTGTTTGCTGCCCACATATTGTCCACCATATTAGGATACTTGCGTCCATTAGCTTTTGCTCTTGCTTTTGCTTTACTTTTTTGCGCAGGAGTTAGCTTCTTGCTTTTACCTAATCCTTTAGGTCTTGGTTTATCCCATACGGGTTTACTTTTTGCCATGATCACTTACCATTTATGTTTACATGCCCAATAACCTGCAGTCAATTTGTCTTTTTTATTAGAACAATTGTGACGTGCATGGAAATTAGCATTTCTTTTAGTTCCTTTAGGACTTCCTTTTTTACCTGCTTGTCCAAACCTTACCATCTTAACAGTACTTCCTGACTTAGCTAAGACAACGTGAGATTTTCCACCAGAGACTTGTGCTTTAGGTTTGTTATAACCTGAAAACTTTTGTCCTCTGTACGTAATAGCCATGACTACTTAGTCATTTTTTTCTTACGTTTGGAAGAATACTTTTTTTTCTTTCCTGTTTTACTGTAAGGCATTACTTGCTCACTTTCTTTTTATTTTTATCTTCAGGTTTATCTTTGCGTATACCTATAGTAAGTAACCATAAACCCAGTGATATAAGTATAGCAACACCAACTATGTCCTTAGCTGTTCCAGTAAGGGTTAGCCATGCTATAAAAAAACCTAATAATGTAAAGGTTTGTGCCAAAGTTTCTTTAAGGATCTCTCCTATCCAATTAATAAATTTCTTAATGTATTTCATGATCCTCTTATTCTAACTGGTACCGCCGAGACACTAGCTATAATTTGCGAAGCTATGATCACTGGTACTACAACTTCTTGTGCTTTTTCTTTCTGATCGTTAGTCATATCGTCGCCTATAACAGTAAGATCTATGTCTTGTATCTGTATATCTACAAAAGATCCTATTGGATCTGCTAGAAATTGTTCTGTCTGTACCTCTGTTACTACGTCAGCAAGTGTGTAATTCTCTACGTCTTTATTCTCTACAGCTTTAGCTACGTATACTTCTACTGCTTCTGCAACTGCTTCATCTTTTTCTACAGCTGCGGCAATAATTTCTACGTCAGCTGCTTCTACTTGTAATACTTCTGCAACTACTTCTACTTGTTCTTCTGTTAGTTCTTGTACATCAGCAATAGCTTCCTCAACAACAGCTTGCACAACTTCCTGTATTTCTTTTGTAGCTTGATCAAGATTTTGTACACCAACGTCGTTTACTTCTTCGAGGACTTCAACAACTTCTTCTTCGGTAAGGTCTTGTACATACTCTTGTATTGCTTCTTCTTTAGCTTCTTCATATTCAACTAACTCCTCTTCTGTAAATTCTTCTATCTCTTCTTCACTAGCTATCTGTAATTCGATAACAATAACTTCATCTATTTCAGCTACTTCAACAGCAACTTCTTCTTCAGTAAGCTCTATGGGTTCTTTATCTTCCACTCTCGGTAGTGTTGTTCCTGGCGTATCTTCACTAACAACTTCCTGTATCGGCTCATCCAAAACTTCCTGGACTTCCACTTCAATCTCTTCATCTATAATCTCCTCTTCTATTTCATCTTGTATTGGTATTTCCACCACGATTTCGGGTGCAATATCTTCCAAATCAAATTCAACAATCTCAAACTCAATAGGGAGTTCTTTAAACTCCACCACTTCATCTTCAAATACTTCCTCTTCGAGTGTGTCGAGTATAGGATCATCATTCTTAGGAAGGATGTCATCCACATCTTCTTTAACTTCTTCTTCAATTATTACCTCTTCCTTAATTATATCTTTTTCTTCTATGATCTCAACATCTTCCTCTAGAATCTCAATCTCTTCTTTAGGTTCAGGTATTTCACAATCACCACGATCTATCTGTGCGTCAGTCATAAAACAACCGTATTCATTTTCATTATCTATACGTTCTTGATCTCTCTCTATGGTCCCATCGTTAACGTCTGCTTGTGTATAGGTCTTATCAACACCTTCTACTTTTACATCAACAATAATTTCTTCAGGTGTAGGTGGAGGTGGAGGAGGGGGTGGAGGAGGTGGAGGTGGAACAGTTGTTGTAGTAGTTGTAGTAGTTGTAGTAGTTGTAGTAGTTGTAGTAGGTGTAGAACCATAGTCACAATCAATACTTACAATAGAAGTCCACTCTGAATAACTTTGATCTGTGTCATTATCAGATCGTACTTTTGCATAGAACGTATCTGCTGTTGTACCAAATACATTTTCTCTATAGCTAGCAGTAAAGACATAACTCTTATATGACAAAGCAGTTTCCCAACCAGGCGTACTTGCAACTGCGTAATTACTTTCTACAAAGTTATCATTACTAAATGCTATAGCATATCGTTCAGGCGGACTAGATTCAAAACCATCACTCTCTTGCCATGTAACAGTTACATCTCCTTTAGTTGTGTCTCCATCACTATCGCATGCAATAGATATACCATAAGGTGTTTGTGTAGGTACATGATCTGCAAATGCAGGGATAGGTACTATAAGAAAAAGTACAATACATATACGTACTAAGCTATTAAATTTATATAACACGGAACTTACTTAGTTCCGCAACAACCACCACCGCAACATTCGGACATGTTAAAATTCCCTTCCATTCATATCGTTATGTGTTTTACTATCAAGAATACCGAACGCTTGATTCACTTCTTCGTAAGTCAATTGTCCGTCGTTTAAATATTTTCTAGCTAAGATCTCTAACACATTAGCTACACCGAGTAAACCTGCAAGTAATGCAGAACTAAATACATCTATACCTACAAGACTGCCTGCACCTATAACACTTAATGCTTGTGCTATAAAGACAGCTATCATACGTTTAGATATATTCCAATACAATGTGTAACCTTTCATTACATTACAAAGCTACCAACAATTAATATAACTGTGGCAACTAATCCTATTACTTTATAAAATTCTGATTTATCTAACTTCTCATCTAGCTTTTTATCAATGTCATCTAATTTTTCAAAGATCATTTTGTTCAATTCTTTTTGTGTAAAGCCATTGGAAGTACTCATTAGGGTAGATCATC